ATTTGATTATCTTAACAAGAAGTCAGAAAGAACTATACATATAATGAACGAAGATATATTATGAAACATTCAGTAGTATTTGAAGGAGGTATTGATAAAGTTAGTACCTTAGCAGATGGGAGCCTACGTATTTTTGTAGGTACTCCCGAACTAACCAGAGAGACAATGGTTAATCTATTTGGATTAATTAAAAGACCTGGCTATGTATTAATATCAGCAAATCATATCAATCAAGATCAGATAGATGCAGTTGAAAAAGCAACAGCTAATACAGAATTTAGCGAAAAAACTCCTAGTCAAAGAATGAGAGGAGTCCTATATAAATTATGGGAAAAAACACAACCTAAAACCATGAATGGGGATTCAGGTGAAATGGAATATGTAGAATTTGATTTATTCTACAAAAGACAAATGAATAAAATAATTGACCACTTTAAAACTAAATTAGACTAATGACAAATCACAATAAGTATTATTGGGAAGTAGGAAGAAATGGATATATTGCTGATATTACAGCAGATAAAAGAATACCTTCTTATTATATAGGTAAATATCATAAATATGAAGCCCGTAGAGTTGTAGAAGATTTTGATCTTTCTTACAACTGCGGGACGGCAGTTACATATCTCTTACGTGCAAATCGCAAACATGATACACCGATAAAATGTATTGAAAAAGCTATAGCTCATTTAGAATTTGAACTTGAAAAATTAAAAAGAGATGGGTAGACAAAATGATAAGTTAATTAAAAATATGAAAGAGTATGAGCAAAAAGAAAAAGCTAAACAGCAAGAATCCAAAATACATGGACAAAACTCAACTGAACGAAAAAACAATAAAAAAAAGAAAACTCGCTTGTACCACCTCTAACGGGGTAAAAGTTTATGCAGTTTGGTATGAATAAAGACAGACAAAATAAAGACTCAATGTTATTCTTAATAGTTAGCTATATAGCATTGGCTGCTTTAATAATGGGTTTAGCAATAGGAAGACTAATATAAACAATATTTAATATGAGTGAAATTATAAGTTTAGGTGTTATAATGTTTGTTTTAATAGCTGGTTTTTTAATGGGAGCTATATGTGTTCTAATTACAAACATAAAACAAAATGAAGCCTTGAGAAAAGAAGTGGACAAATTCAGAGATTTATACTTTGAAGAAATGGATAAATGGAGAAATAAATATGTGAATGATGATTACGAAGCATATTAGATACATATTACATAGGCTGGGATTTCATAATTCTAGATGTAGAAGAAGACTGTTTACAACAAAAGATAAATACATTTGTTTAATAACAGGAAATAATCATAAAAAATTTAAACTATGAGCTTTTTAAAACATTTAAAAAAAACAACACATGATGATAGTATAAGATGGATTGTAAAATACAACTCTAAAGATATAGTAAGAGAGGTAAAACAAATTTATAAACCTTCTGAATATTATGCTATGAATCTGCATAAAGGTAAAAATGCTAGACCATTACATAATAAAAATGCCTTAATAAAAATATTAGAAGAAGATAAAGAAAAGAGAAACTAAATAATAATAGTATTATGACAAAAAATAAAGATTTAATAAATTTCTTTGAAGATTATTGCACAAAAACTGAAACAACAATAGATCAGTTATTAGGCAAATCCAGAAAAAGAAATTTAGTAGATAAAAGAATGATTTTAGCTTATACGTTAAGAAGATCATTAGAAATGACTTATATGCAGATAGCAGAGATTTTCAATAAGGATCATGCATCTATTATATATTACAATAGAAATGTAGAAAATTTTATAGATGTATATCCTTATATGAAAAGATTACATGAAACAGCAGAAGAATGTTTATCAAAGTATAAAGAAAGTTTAATAAACTTTTATAAATCTCCAGCAAAAAGCCTTGTAAGAAAAAGAGAAAAATTAATATAAAATAAATAGAATTATGAAATTAAACCCGCTAGGAAAAAATATTATTGTAAAGCAAGAAGAAGCTAAAAATAAAACAGAATCTGGCATTATTACTGGAAACACTCAAAAACCTAATCAAGGTGTTGTCCTTGCTATAGGAGATGAAGTAGAAAAAATAAAAAAGGGAGATAAGATAATTTTCTCTGGATTTGGTAGGCAGCCAATGGAACATGAAGGAGAACAATTTCTTATGCTTAAAGAACATGAAATATTAGCAACTATTAAATAAAAGAATATGGCAAAAGAAATAACATTTGATATTAATGCAAGAAATGCATTAAAAGCTGGCGTAAATAAGTTAGCTGACGCAGTAAGAGTTACATTAGGACCTAAAGGAAGAAATGTAGTAATACAAAGAAAGTACGAGGCTCCATATATTACAAAAGATGGAGTGTCTGTAGCAAGGGAAGTGGTATTAAAAGATCCTATTGAAAATATAGGGGCTCAAATGGTTAAAGAAGTAGCTAACAATACTAATGAGTCCGCAGGAGACGGAACAACAACAGCTACAGTATTAGCTCAAGCAATAATCAATGAAGGTTTAAAAAATGTAGCAGCTGGATCTAATCCTCTTGATTTAAAAAAAGGTATTGATATAGCAGTTAAAGAAATTATAGAAAGAGTAAATAAAAACTCTATAAAAATAAATGGAGATTATGATAAAATAAAACAAATAGCTACTATCTCTGCAAATAATGACAAAGATATAGGGGCTCTTATAGCAACAGCTATGAAAAAAGTTAAGTCAGAAGGAGTTATTACAGTAGAAGAAGCGAAAGGCGTAGAAACAAGTGTAGAGCTTGTAGAGGGAATGACACTAGATAGAGGATATCTTTCTCCACATTTTGTAAATAACACCTCTAAAATGACTGTAGAAATGTTAAATCCATATATATTATTATGTGATAGTAAAATATCTATGATGGATGATCTTATTCCTGTATTAGAGCAAGTTTCTAAACAAAGAACACCTATCTTAATTATAGCTGAAGACGTAGATGGAGAAGCTTTATCCTCACTGGTAATGAATAAAATTAGCGGAGTGATAGATGTATGTGCTATAAAAGCTCCTAGCTTTGGAGATGAAAAAAATGAAATATTAGAAGATATAGCTATATTAACTGGCGCTACTTTAATATCTAAAGACAAAGGATTAAATTTACCTGCTACCACTTTAGATATGTTAGGTAAATGTGATAAGATCGTAACTGATAAAGATGGAACAGTTATTATGTCTGGTCATGGAGACAAAAAAGATATTAAAAAAAGAATATCTCAGTTAAACAAACAAATATCTGAAAATAATAGTTATGGTGCTGAAAAATTACAATCTCGTATTGCTAAAATGTCTGGAGGTGTAGCCGTATTATATGTAGGGGCTACAACAGAAGTAGAATTAAAGGAAAAAAAAGATAGAGTAGATGATGCTCTTGCTGCTACTAGAGCCGCGATGGAAGAAGGTATTGTTCCTGGAGGAGGTGTAGCTATATTAAGAGCTTCTCAAGACGTTACAAATAATGTAAAGTTTAAAAAAGAACATTCTTTAGGGGCATCTATAATCACTAAAGCAGTTCAAGTTCCATTAGAAAATATATTAGATAATGCTGGATTACCATCTCAAGTTATCATTAACAATATATTATCTGAAAAAGACGACTATGGATTTAATGCTAAAACAGAAAAGTATGAAAATTTATTAAAGTCTGGAATTATAGATCCTGCTAAAGTAGTTAGAGTTTCATTAGAAAATGCAGCTTCTGTAGCAGGTATGTTACTAACCACTGAATGCGTATTAAATGAGATTGAAGATAAAGAGGGGTTAAAATCATAACCCCTTTTTTATTTTTCTTTTTCCCATCTTTTAGGATTGTCAGCACAATCTGCATCCTTTAAAGTAGTTTTTATTTTCATAAAACACTTACATAATCTGCATTGTTTACTGAAAGATGTCAAATGTTCACATTCTTGACAAATTTTCCATCTTCTTTCTCTTTCTTGTTTACTTGCTAATACTGACATTATAATTTAAAATTCCTTGTAACCCATTGGCTCTATGATAAAGAAACGCTTGAGCTTTTTTAATATTTCCTATAAATCCTTTTGAGTCATGCCAAAAATCTGTAGCTGACATAGAAGATAAATTTCTAACAGTTATACCATTAAGCTCTTCAATAGCTTGTAATTTTAAAGCTTTGTTAGTGTGATAATGACCTCTATGCACCTCAACAAAATCAACATCTGACCATGCATTTTTATATCTTTGAGATATTATACCAGGTAAATTAGCCGCTTTAGGCCCATCTCCATGATCTGATATAATCATATTTTTACCATATACAAGCATTTTCATTTGACAATCAGAATTATCAACCTTAACATTTTTATTATTCTCATAATATAATTCTAACATATCTCCTAAATGCATTACAGATTCTCTATCATGATTACCTGGAACTACCATAACATGAACAGGAGCTATTTCATAAAGATAATTAATACATTTTATTAAAAGCTTTCTAGCAGCTCTATACATATCTATATGATAGTTAGTATTAAATTGTGGAGTTCCTTTTGTAGTGGAAGGTATAGGCCAATCTCCATCTGAATTTAATAAATCTTGACCTACTATAAATAATATTTTATCTACATGGTATCCTTGAGCTCTATATAATAAATGTTCTATTGCGTTTATTAATCTACTAGAGGCTATATCAAGATTATATTCATCCCCTTTTATTCCTATCTTACCTAAATGTAAATCAAATGCAGAAATTTCTAAAAGATATTTATCTTTTTTATCTCTGTCATATTCTTTGTTTTCTACTAAAGGGGACAAGTCCTTTAGGTCTTCTTTAAGCTCTTTAGATATTAGCTCTAAATTTAGATGAGCTTTTATTGGTTTGAACCAAGCTTTCATACGATACATAGTTACAGTATTAGGATTATTTTCACTATCAAATCCTGTTACTTCATATGTACCTATATCAAATTTTTCTAATTGCCATGAAGATGTATCTATATTAGCGGCTTCAATCAAATCATCTATAGATTTTATTCTTGTAGATTTTTCTACATTAACAACCTTACTTTCTTCTTTTGTAGATATATCAATAGATTCTTTTTCAGGATCGTTTGATACATCACCTAATTTTTTTCTAATTCTACGAGCAATACTTCTTATTTGCTCATAATTAGTATTAAACATTTTTGCTGTTTCCGCATATCCACTGCGTAATTTAGTTGGATTTTTTAAAAGGTATTCCTTTAGTTTTTCATTAATAGACATAAATAAAAAGTTTATTATTCGTCAATACCAAAACCGTGTTGACTCTTAAGGACTAATTTAACTGGTTTATACGAACCTTTTTTACGACCCTTTTTTAATTTATTAACGACTTTATTAACAGTGTCTAAATTATTAATAATATCCTCCTCATCTATTCCCTTAACCACGATATTTTGCATGTGATGTAATTTACCCCTTCCGTCTTTCAAAGTCCAGTCTGAAAGCCAAATAGGAGTATTATATTTACTGTTTGATATAGTCACTTTTTATAACTGTAATATCTACATACGGATTAGATGTTAAAACGTAAAGATAAACAGTTTTTTTTGGATCTACAAAAGATAAAGACCCTAAATTAATACTACTAGAGTTATCCGTCCTATTACTATAAATTATATATGCACTACCACTAGTAAATGAAACAGGCTTATTGGCAGAATCATCCGCAACAAAACCAGTTACAAGAGTTGTTAATTCTTCTGGTGCTGTATGACTCCAATATATATATATTATATTTTGACTTTCAAAAGTTTCTGCAACACTATCTGTATATTGAAAAAGAAATTCTCCCCTAAAATTTATTGCTAAATTATCTAATTGTTGTCCCGCATCTATTTGCCCTATACTTGTCCATGTATTACTTGAAACTGTATAACCTTTTATAATTGTAGAATGCGTTTGTTGAGTTACATCAGTTTCTTCTACAACTGTTTGTAGTCTATTTGCTCCTTGTATTGCGCCTGCTGATACATTTATGTTTTGTATAGGGGGACGAGTTGCACTTCTATCTATATTATAACCTCTTGGTTTTTCAGAAGAAATATATGGTGAAAATCCACTTGAACGACTTTTTCTCTTTTTTTTCTCCTCTCTTACGGACATTATAAATTTAAATAAGTTATCTCTACAGTATTACCTTCTTCAATTTCATTGGCAATTAAAGGATAAATTCTTTTATAGGCATTATTTGATTTTCCTATAAACCCATTTTTCATGATAACATTATTTTCTTGCGAATCACCCACAAGCAAACACCCTGCAGTATGCTCGTCAGTATTACCAGTATGGATAAGAATATACTCAAAATTAGGAACATTAGTAACATGAAGCATGCCTTTATGAAAACTACCATATTTTCTTTTATATCTTTCATGAAACCCGCCAACAGTTCTTAATTCTATTTTATACGTACCATCAGGTACTCTAGTTTCTCCCATAACCTTATCTTCTCTATACTCATCTTCTAATGTATAGCATAAGAATTCTAATCCATTCTCTTTTTCTATAAAAAGTAAGCCAGAAGTACTATCCTCCTGGCTACTAAATCTTACAACCTTAAGTTTCATATATTATTATTTACTAGTCGTCTGTATTGATTCCAGTATTTTTTCCATCAGCAATTAAGTATTGTACTTTTTGAGCAGCAGTTGCAGAAGCAACTACTAAATCATTAGAAGCGTCTCCAGCACCATCAATATGAAGAGGAGAAAAGAAACATTCACCTGGCTTTAAGTCAGCAACAGTATCTCCATCTGCTTTTACATCTAATGCATAATCTGTATCTACATGCTTTATAAAAGTATAAATACAGTCTTTATGATTTAAAGCTCCATTAAGTGCAGTATCTGATGTACCATTTGTTAATATTTCACCAGTATGCATATGCTTTGAATCTGCAACCTCTGCTGCAGTAGTAAAAGAAGGTGCAAAACTAAATACTGTAAGTCCGTCTGCGTCTACCAAACTAAATGAACCCGATGCTGTCACTGTAAATGTGTTTGTTGCCATATTATTATATTTTTTATATTATTTATTAAGCGTTTGAATCTATTTCTACTGCAAAGTATTCTGCAGTAGCAGTATTATCTGTTCCTCTTGCAGTAACTGTATCAGTATCACGCAAAATTGTAAAGAAAAACTCACCTGGCTTTAATACTGCTAGAAGATCATTAGCGGAACTTGCCCCACCATAAACCTCTAATGCGCTAGCATCATCTAAATTTCTTACATAAATAGCCTTACCATATCCTGGTGCAGCCATTATTGTTGCGTCACCATCTGTAGCACAATCAACTCTTCCTGTTGCTATCTGATCAACACCTGTAATATTTAAAGAATAAGTTCCTGATTGTGACTGACTATAACCAGTAGCTGTTGTAGCTGACATGTTTAATGCTACGTTCAATGTGTAATTTTTTGCCATTGTGTTTTATTTTTTTACAAATTTAAGAAATTTTTTTTATATTGCCCCTTTTCTTTAATGGTTTTTAATTTATGACATTTCTCATATTCTTCAATACTTACAAAGTAATTTATCATATCATTTATAGTCTCTTCATCTATGTCTTCTTTAGGGCTAAAAGGAAGACTACACCCATTATACTCAAGTAAATCATTAAATGTTAGTTCTCCAATAACAATAAAATACGCATTGTTCATTGATTCTTCGTATAATTCATCATCATCTTTCAAGAGACTACACACTATACCCATTATTTTTTAACCTTTTCAAGGGATCTTCCCCCAAAATAAGCTCCAATAACAGTAATTAATACTAATTGTAATAAATCCACCCATGAGGACTTTACCTCAAAATTTAATGCCCCTGCATCTATAAATATTAATAACATAGTACATACTATTAAAAATATCAATACTAGCGGTCTAACATTTTTACTAAGCCATGAGTCTGATTTTAAATCTACCTCCCAACGAGAAGTGATATTTTTCTCCATCTCTACTTGGTAATTAGCTAACAATTCTTTTATTTTTCTATCTGCCTCTAATTTCTCTTCTTTAGATGTATGTAGATTATCTATAACCCCACCTACATTTTTTATTAGATCTGCAGCTCCTCCTGATAATATTTTATTTAACATATTTTATTTATTTAATAACCTCCTTCACTAGGACCTTCTGGTGATGGACCTTCTGTTGATCGGCCACCTTCAGGACGTCTAGTACGCCTACCATTTTGTTGGCTAGTTTGTTGACTAGATCCAGAGTTAGTATACGTATCTTCTGTTGTATCATCCATAACAAGACCATCACTAGCCGTATTAATTACGTCTTCTATCTTATCAGGATTTATTTTTTTATCTATATAATCTTTTATAATTGATGGATTTGGTATATCATTATGATTACCTCCAGCCATATATCCTTTTTGCCCTTGATAACGATGCGTATGATATCCATCATATCCATGCTCTTCTCCCCAAGAGACGGCCTCTTTTATAGAGCTAAATAATGGCTTATTATCTATTTTAGTTAAAATACTCATTCTTTTATTACTTTATAATTAATTTCTTCATTAATAATTATATTATAAATTCCATCACTATAATTAGATAAATTTATTTTATTTATATCCTTTTCTTTGATAATTCTTTCACCTAAAATATTATAAACTTCTATATTTACTATTGTATTAAAATTAATTATATCTTTAGTTGGATTAGGATAAATAATTATTTCATTATTTGGAACTCTAGAAGGAGGATAATCACCTGTCCAATTATCACTACAATAATTATATGTTAATTGACATATAGTATCCCATTCATTATTACAGCAATAATCATCTACTGATATTACCCATGCATAACAAGGATCATTTAACCAATAAGGCTCTCCAGGCCCAGTAATACATCCTGCATCGTATAAACAGCTAGACGTATCATTTACATTTGCCAATACATTGTAATTATATGCATTAACATCCATACATCCTTCAATAATAACTATACATGAACCATTATCAGTATTAGCTAACGAATCATAATTGAAAGCAGTGCTATCCATACAGCCATATATATAAGGAATACAACTAAAGTCCTCCGTGTTTGCCTCTGAGTTATAATTAAGCATAGAAGGATCTGTGCAACCATATACGTAAGGTACACAAGAACTGTTATCAGCATTTGCTAAAGGATTATAATTAAACATTGTACTATCTGTACAACCATATACAAATGGCTCACAAGAACCATTATCTATATTTGCTAATGGATTGTAGTTAAACATAGTCGCATCAGTACATCCATATACCACAGGAACACAAGAGCCATCATCTACATTAGCAAATTGATTATAATTAAAAGCGTCAGGGTCCATACAACCGTAAATTACACCTATACAACTTCCATCATCAGTATTAGCTAATGAATCATAATTTAAAGCTATATCACTTGTACATCCATATATCACTGGAATACAGGTATCAGGAGTATTTGCTTGTGGGTTATAATTAAATGCTAATTCATTCATACACCCTAAAACAACTTCAATACAACCACCATTGTCTATATTGGCGGTAGGATCATAGTTAAAAGCATTTGGATCTATACATCCAAATATAGCTAAAGTATTACAACTACCGTCATCAATATCTGCAGTATAACCTTGAGTGTAGTATTCTAAATAACCTGGACTTGTGCAACCAGGATTATAATAACACACGTCATTAGTGTTTGCTAAAGTATTATAATTATAAGCAGTAGTGTCCATACAACCAATAACTATTGGCTCACAATAATTTCCACAATAAGGTGTTGCACTATAAGTTACCCAGAATGGAGAAGAAAATCCTTGTAAAGCTCCTTGACCATTATTTGCAAATGGATTCGTTCCCTCTGATAATAGTGTGTCACCATAAGAATTTGTTAGCAAAAATGAATTTTGCATTGTTTGGAATGTTGTTTGTTGTGGGTCTGGGTTTTGAGCATTAGGAACTTCAAAGTAGTAAACTTCAACTGGTAAATCTGTATCTAAATCTAACGGGAACGTTTGAGAATAAGAACCAGGACCCATTGTAAATGTCCAAGTATTACTTCCTTGACTAACCCCTAAATAAGAGTTACCCCAACCATCAGCCGCACCATCTCCTATCCATAAAGTATAATTACACGTTGGTATTAAATCCATTATAGTTGCACTAGGATCATAATTAAACATAGTATCATCCATACAACCATAAACATGTAAATCAACACATGAACTATCTTCTACGTTTGCTAATGGATTATATTCTTGGTATATTGGATTTGTACATCCAAGCACTGTGTCTGGTAAAGCACAAGCAACTCCATTTTGTGGGGTTGAATAAGCTGTATTACCAAAGTTAATACCTACTGGGCTTTGATTAGCATCTACCCAAGTTCCAGATGTAAGATATGTTATAGTGTCACCATTACAATCGTAAAATACTATTTCCCCAGCAGAACCAGGTGTACCATTACCCATCATACCATCTCCATAAGTATCAGTTAATACAAGTTCAAAACCAGCAGTAGCTGATACACAGAAGTTATAAGTATATGTTACTCCTATATCATTATAAGTATAAGTTCCTGATGGGGTTTGTATATTAGCTCCAGCGTTAGTAACTAACTCCCAGCCAGTTTCTTGTGGCCAGTTGTCTAACCTAATTGTCATTGTGACTTGTTGTTCTGTTGCTGGATCACAATTTGTTCCTCCACACGAACCATCATCAATAGTAGCCCATGGATTATAAGATTCCGATGTTGAGTCTGTACATCCTGTAATACAAGGTTCTGGAGTATAAAATATAGTATCAGAAAAATTTCCGTCTGCATATTCTAATACAGCAAAATGTTCTATTGACCAATTAGGTGGCATTTGACCATTACCAACCCCCACTGCAAATCCCGACCAACCATCTACAGCTGGCCAATATCCTGGAAAGAATACAGACCAACCATTCTCATCACCTACATGAATTACATCAACATCACATTGTGAATATGCCGTATCACCTTCCCATTCAAATTGTATTGCTGCTTGATCTCCCCAACACATTTGGTACGCGTGAGAATTAATAAATCCTCCACAAGGTGGATAAGCACAACTACCATCATCAACTGTTGCGATAGGATTATAGTTTAATGCTAATACATCCATACATCCAACTGGATATGAATCACCAATATATATATCATCTATCGCTATATCACTAGCCCAACTTGGTCCTGTTATTCCTTCAAAGGCTACTATAAAATTACCTACTATATTTAAACCATCTAAATCAATATATTTAAGATGCCATTCGTCATCTTGATCTCCCTGTATAGAGTCTATCTTCATCCAACCATTATCATCAGCTATCCAAGTATTTAACTCGCCCATATAGTCACCATACATATGATACCAGAATGATAATATTTGACCTGGAGTTTGTGATATATCAAATGTGTCTGTTTGAGATACAAAATATTTATCAGGAAAATTTGGTGAAGAAGCTTCTACATACCAATAACTTCCAATCCCCGTTGTGTGATCTCCTTGTGGACCCGTATTATTTGACCATGTTGGACCTGACCATATTAACCAATCTCCATCGTCACCCGTCCAATTCGTTAGTCCTATACCATTATCAAAATCATGAGTCCAAGGAAATGTATTTATTTGTCCTAATCCTATAAAAGGAATTAATAGTATTAATAATATTATTTTTTTCATTTTGTTTTTACTTTTTCAAACGAACTGATACCAAAACATCCTAATGTAACCCATACAAATGAATTGTAAACAACTTCGTTTATAATTAAATCTTTATCCGCTAATATACTAGTTAGTAAATCAGCAACAGCAAATAAACACATTACTACAAATGACGCAAATCCAACTATGTTCTTTTCGTTAATTTCATTTTTATCTTTAAATAATTTCCACATTTTTTCTATTTGTTTTGTGTTAAAGCAACGGGAGTCATTCCCCAAGCATAAGGTATTGTTTTTTTAATTGTTTCATACCACTTTTTACTTCCTATTTTAGCTCCTTCCACATTTTCTAATAAGTGCATTATATCTTCTGGAATAAATCCTTTTCTTTTAAGGGATTTATCTATAATTTTATTTGTTAATCCTTTTGGTGATCCGTCCCATCCTAAGTTTTTCAAAACCTCTTTATATCTAACCATTCTTGTTTGTTGTTCTGCAGGATTCATCATATATCTATAAAAGTTTGGATTTTTTTTACTTACTTCAATTCTTGGATAATTTTTATATATAGCCTTAGCCCCTTCTTTGGATGATGGACTTAAAAGATGTATCGCTTCATGATCTAGGTTTCTTGCAGTTTTAGTTATATTTGGAAACTCACCAACTTTAATCCTTCCAGGCATATATGAACCCAGCGCTCCACCAAACATTTGTTCTGGAGGCATAATATCTATAGTTGCTTCATCTAATTCATTTAAATAATTTTTAATTGAAGTTTTTACCTCGCCAGCACTTTCGCCTGTATTAGCCATTCTTGTTTTTAAGTAATCATCACTCTTTAAATAGTTTACCCTATCATTAATTACTTTATTATATTTTGACGGTATATGTTTTTTACTTAATTCTTTTAATGGTAATATATCTATGTCTGGTGTGTGTCTAAATGTAGGATTAGGATTTGTTCGTGATACCAAAGACGATGCTAATTTAGGTAAATGTTTTACAATCCCGCTTGCAGCAGCACCACCTCCAGTCATAAGCACTAACTCTTCAAAGCTTTTAGGAATTGCAGTTTCACCCAACCATTTTGCTCCTTGTAATCCATACTTAGTAATATTATTCCATAACCAATCATCTTTTAATCTCTCTCCACTATAATCATTGGTCTTATTAAAATCATAATGTTTACCCCCATGATTATAATCTTTCACTAATGATGAATCTTTTATTCCAAATATACTATTTAATATATTCTTTTCATTTATATTGTTTTTATTTTTAAATAAATCCCACATATTAAAAATCACTCATTAATAAATTATTTATTTCTTCTTGTACTTCCTCTCTTGTTGCTACCATTTTAAAACTAAGATCTGCTTGAAATCTAAGAGCTTCTTCCCCATCTTTAAATACAATAATAGTAGGAATAACTGCTATTTTATATTTTGTTTGTGATTCTTTATCTGTCCCTACATCTGTATAAGAAATGGTTTTTACCTCTTCTAAATCACTAACCCAATCAACACCATTAGCTTTATTCCATTCAGCATTAAATTGAATTACTTTTATCTGAGCAGAACACACGCCATAAACAAAAGACAAAAGTAATACTAACAAATATGTGATATATACTTTCCAATTCTCTTTCATTATTGATAAAGTTTATCTTCTATTTTTTCAATAGATTCTTTTATTTCTTCAACATCTTTTTTTGTGTCCATAATTGTATTACGTATCATTTGATCTTTCATATCAAATTCCATACGTGTAACATCTGGTGGAGGGGCTATTGGTAATTCTTTAGCCTCTTCTATGTCTGCTTGTAACATAAACCACATAGATATAATAGTAGCCATAGCAAAACCTATAGCTATAAGCGTTTTAATGCTTATTGTAAATCCAGTATCTTCATTTAATTCTTTAGCCATTATCCTTCAAATAACATTTTTGTAACTATACTTATTATAGATGTAAAAAATATTCCTAACCAGATTCTTGCAGACTTTCTAAAAGATGTA